TTAAGAGCTTGCCAGATTGTAGGCAAGCCATTATCGTGGGTAGAATCTAAGACAGATGCGGGATCTCCGTTTAGAGATCTAATGATGGCAGCGTGTAACGCGCCAAGAGATCTGGCACTCGAACTAATTGAAGATATGCTCCCTATGAGTATGTATAGATTACGGCAGATGGTGTTGGAAAATCCAGAAACCTCTGCGTCAAAGAAGGTTCAACTTGAAGCAATAAAGCATATGCACACACTGGCAGGCATACTTCCATCTGAACAACAAGGTAAATTTATCGGACAGATGATGAACGTCAAGATAGAGATGTTTGGTAGGAACGGAAATAAACCAGAGGGAGACTAATGGTACAGAAAGAAGCTGAACTTGTTAGCCTAAACCTGGCTGACTTTTATGAACCGCATGAGGGGCAACAGGCCTTTCACGATTCTAAGGCGAAAGTAAAGATAGCCGAACAGGGTCGTCGTTACGGAAAATCCAGGCAGTCACTATGGGAAATGATCCGTGTGTTCTGGGAGGCAGCTGCTGAAGTTCCGGTACCTAATAGCGTAATACCACCGTTTCATGCGTGGATAGTCGCACCTTCGTTCCCACAGGCAAGGCAGGTATGGAACGAGCTTATTAGCTTTTTACCCTCACAGATGGTAGCCCCAGGTGGCATTCGTCAGGACGAAAGAATGATATACCTTCGGGGTACCCCAAATAGAGCGTGGGGTCTTATAGAGGTTAAATCAGCTCATGATCCAGAATCCCTGCAAACAGCTGGACTTGACTTCCTTTGGATTACAGAGTCTCAGGATATTAAAGATGCAGCGTTTCAGAAACTATTACCTACACTAAGATCTCCTAATCGTATGGGACGCGCTGTATTTGAAGGTATTCCATCTCTTTGGAACGACCACTGGTTCCGACGTACTGTCGTTACAGCTCAGGAAGGACGTAAAGGATACGAAGCATTCCATGCTACAGCGTTCGACAATCCTCTACTTAACGACGAGCAAAAAGCCGAAATAGAGATGGACAAAGAGATTCTGCCCATGCGGATATGGCGAAGGCTATACCTGGCAGAATTCTCGGAAGAAGCAGGTTACTTTAAGAATATATCAGCCTGTGTGGCTGGGGATCTTCTACCGGAACCTATCGGTAATACCGAATACGTGGCCGGACTGGACCTGGGTCGTAAGTTGGACGCATCGGTACTTATGGTTATGGATGCATCCTCTCGAAAGGTAGTCCACCACATGGCGTGGGAAGACGGTACGTCCTGGATTTTGCAAAGAGAAGCTATGGTAAAACAGCATGAAATATGGAATTTCTCTAGTATTATAGTTGATGCAACCGGTATGGGTGGAGATATATTCACACAGGAACTACAAGAACATGCGTTGCCTGTGCAGCCTTTTATTATTACACAGTCATCCAGGGAAACTTTATTACAGACACTTGCTGTGTCGCTCGAAAGACAAACCATAGCCTTCCCGGCTGTGCCACAGTTGTTAAGGCAGTTAAGAGCGTTTCAGTATCGTAAGTTACCTTCTGGGCAATATAAAGTAGAAGCTCCACCGGGAGAACATGACGACGAAGTATTTGCACTGTCACTTGCATTAACAGCTTGTGCAGAGGCACCTTCTTCTGTTCCTATGGGGAATTCGTATAGACGATCACGCTATGTACCCACACAAACTGAGGCAAATCATGGTATCCTTGGTGAGGGTACTTTGGGCGCTAGGATGATGAGGGCCAGAAGATTAAGTAGGCTACAACAGAGAACGGAAAAGGCGGGAATATGGTAATTAAAACAGACGACCGAAAAAACGGACTCTGGGTTCCGGGATACGAATCAAAAGGGGAAGAAACCGGGCCTGCACCAACTATAGATGAAATAATGAACCTCTTCAAAGAGGCAGGTATTTATTACGGTCCGTTTCATAAAGAATGTGGAATCGAAGAAGACTACTACCTGGGTAGGCGCAGAGTTCCAGCTCCAGAGAATATAGATCCAATCTGGCCCGCTACTGCAACTTCCATTATAAACGTAGCCACAGATCACGTAGATGTAAATAATTTATCTATTGACGTGCCGTCTATGCCAAAATCAAGAGCAAGGGCGGAACGAATAAAGAAGTTTTATCAGGGAGTATGGCTCAGTATTAAAAAGCCGGTACTCAGAACAGCAGTACGTCAGTCCTTTACATACGGTATAGGCTGGCTGAAGAATATGTACGATGCCGATAAGTGGCCTGACTCGCCTAAGTTTGAAGACTATCCCGACGAAGCGTCTTATAAAGAAGCACTAAAAGAGTTTT